CGCGACTGCATTGAAATCGCTTTGCCTTCGGCCACCACATAGCTAGCCGCCGCCTTGGCTTCCGGCTTCTTGGCAACCGTTGCCGCTGCCGACTTAGCTGCCGGCTTGGCCGCCTTTTTCGTGCCGTCAGCCATTAGGGAATCGTGTCCAGGCAACCGAACGAGTCAATCTCGGTCGGAACCGTAAGCGGTCGTGCGGCGACCTGCACCGTCACGCCCGTGCCATCGAGCTCCCGCCACGCATTGTAGTGGAGGTCGATGCCGTTCCCGCTCGATGCAACGCGACTAGGGAGATACGGAAGAAGGCGCTGGTCCATCGGGCCGACCTGGGGAATGTTGCCCCAGGTAAGATCCAATCGGCCCGGCGCGCGAAGGATGACGTTATTGTCGTCCACGTACTTGGTGATCGTGCCAGTCTCCACATCCTTGTAGCGGCCGGTGTAGGACCACAGGTTGAGGCGGTACTGGCCCGCCACGATCGTCCCGTGGTACTTTGCGCCGCCCCCGCGATCCGCAACGCCTTCGATGTAGACGAGGCTGAAGCGCCGGTTGTCCGCGATCGTCTGGACCTGGGTGCTGGCCAGGAAGTTCTGGATCGCGACACGTCCAAAGATGGCGTCCTCGCACTCCTTGCGCGCGTTCGTGCGAATCGTGTCCGCAAGGCTCTCGATGTCGTCAAGAGGCGTGCATGTCGCCGAGGTGGCCCAGCTCGTTCCGGCGGTCGGGAAGTGGCTTGTCTTTGGCGAGAAATCCATCGTGAAGCGAGTGGCGCCGTCGTCACCCTTCATCGTGAGTGCGCCGGTCTGAAGCACCTGCGAAGCCATGAGCTCCACTGCGCGCCGGATCTTGCCCTCCGTCTTGCGACCGATGTCCATCGCCGCCGCCATTGCGTTGGCCTGGTACTGAGGATCCTGGTACGGGTTTTGGCCCGCAACACGAAGCATCAGTCGGTACGCATTGATGGGTCCAGCCTCCTTGAAGACCGGCGGGGTGAAGCGCTTGTTGGTCAAGCGAGTCGCCTCGTTCATCCGCGCGCTGGACGTGATGTCAGCCACCGTAACGGCGACTTCTTCGTCCTCGCGAAGAATGTCGACTTCGACATCTTCAGAGTTGTGAAAGTTCCGTGCCGGCGACTGAAAGAAGCTGGAAAGGAAACGTGGGGTGTCCACCTGCTGACGGAACACGTCGAGCATCTGAACTGTTTTTTCGGTACTCATTTTTCGCTGCCCTTTTTCCTACTGGTTATCCAGTTGCGCGAGCTGCTTGACCGGCTTCGCAAGGATGCTGTAGTCGCGCAGTTGATCGACGACCGCCGCAGTGACCGCGCCGCCGTCATCTTGTGAAAGCCGGTCCTGATTGACCGTGCCTCGAACGACGACGGACACAGGCACGTCGCCCGCTCCGGTTGCCGTAACCTCGTAAGCGAGAACGCCGCAAGCAACGCCCAGGCCACCGGCTCCGCCAGTGTCGTAAATGCCCCACTTACCGCTTGCGGTAATGCGCGCCATGATGGTGCCAGCCGCCAAAACGTCGGCGCCACCAGCGGCCCAAACGTGCTCCTCGGTGTCGCACTGACCGATGCCGATCTGGCCGACATCGTTGTTTGTGATCACAGGATCAGCCATTTTCGATCGCTCCGTTCCCGACAAGAGCGAGGAAACGGTCTACGACCGCCGTCTCGAACTCGTCATCTGCTTGCTTCGCCTTGGCCCCGTCGGTGGCGGCCTCAATTTCTTCGTTGTCCTCGCGCCGTGACTCGAGGTCCTTGCGGTTCATCGCCGCTGACATGTGCGCTGCCCACGTCTTCTGAGTGATGTTGTTCCCGGCCTTGATGTCCTCGAGCGCCACGGCCAAGTCGCCGGTTTCTGCAAGGTTGAGATGCGCTTCGACACGCTCCCTCTCTTGACTCACGCCAACACTAACCGCCGCCTTGTAGACTGCGGGGTGCTCAGCTTTCAATGTTTCTAGATCCATTGTTGCTCCCTCGCTTCCGCCGTTGGCGGTTGCTTGGTTATTGTTACTCACAACGCGAAGTTCAGTCCCCGCGATGCCATCGATCATGCCGCGTTGCTTTGCATCGCTCGCCACGAGCGAGGCGCCACGGCCATAGCCTTGCCGTACGCTGTCGGGGTCGATGGCTCGTCCCTTCGCGATGGCGCCCACGAACAAATCGTCGATCGCGTCAAGGTGCCGCACGATCGCCGCACGACCCTCTTCAGTACGAGGGTCCGGCCTCTTGTCCGGCGCGTTCGAGCTCGTCAGCGTGACAACGTCATCCGACACCGAAACCGACACCGCCGTCCCAACAGAGCCGAACATGGCGCCCGGCCCGCTTGCCGTGATGTTGCCAGCCGTCGCCGCTATGCCGTACGCCGCCGACAAAGCGTTTCGCGCAAACACCGACTTCGGCTTGCTCGAGCTTTCAATCGCCGCAAGCGCGTCAAAAAGGCCGTCGACGTTGCCCCCAGGAGAGTCGATGTCGAACCGAATCGCCTTCACTTTCGAGTTCGCTTCGGCCGCGTTCACCGCCTCGACGATGCCGTCGTAAGCCGTGTTCTTGCCGTAAAAGAAGCTCACCAGCGGGTCCGGCCGCTTCGTCAGGATGCCCTCGACCTTGATGGTCGCTACCCCGTCTGCGACCGCCATTTGAGCGAGCCCAGGAAGGCCCCTTTCAGCCGCTCGCGCCTCGAAGTCAGGAAACCCAAACGCCTGCGCCTTCTGGAGCTCCTCGAGAACGCCCGATTCAAGCAACCACATAGCGCTCCCCCTCTTCCACCCACACTGTCATTTTGCCATGCAGTGTGGCGCAATTTTTATACAAAAGCAAAGATTCTCGTCCGGTCGATAAGAAATGGTGGTGGTCTTGCTCATTCACTGAGCCTGTTGACCAACCGCTCACGGATCGTGACACCTGAGCCGGGTGGATACTCAGCATTCAGGAAGTTCAGCGTCGTGTCGTCCTGAATAGCGGTGATGATGGCCTCAGCACCCGTCAGGACAAATGCACTCCACTCCCCTGGGAAGGTGGAAAAGAGCGAGTCGATGGTGCTGTCAATCTGGGTGCTGGAAAGTCCGAGCGAGGTTCCTGCATCCACCATGTCCTTTTGCGTCCGCCATATCTTGATCTTGCGCCGATACTCCTGCTCCCGAAACACTTCGATGTAATCGTCTGGGATTGTGGAAAAGACCTGACTAATCCATTCGGTAAAGCGAGCCATTAGGACTCCTCAATCACAGCAGTAAACGAACAGTAGATGCTTGCGGTGGTTGTCGTGTGGCGCTTGAACATGCCGATCTTGTCACCCTGTGTGACCGCTGCCGACAGGCTAAAGGTGTCCTTGTAGATTTCCGACGCACTGTCCACCCTGGTCCCCAGGTCCACGCTGGCCAGCTTGGTCATGGTGTGTGGCGACACGCCTCCGTCATCATAACCCATTCGATAAATGGCAATCTCTCCGTCCACGGACGCGCTTGAGCACTGGTAGTTGACAGTCACATCCGTGACCGTGCCGTCGAAGGGCGCCATCATTCGCATGGTCGCCACTCCCACAATGGGATCGGTGCCCGCCCCAAACGTCGTGATGGCGTTTCCATCCGGCCACGGTGAATGAAATGCAGGGCCAGACCATGTTCCCGTGGCTGCGTTGGTGTATCGACCAGACCCACCAACGGCTACCACACGACCACTCTTGGCATCCAGCGCTGCCTGCAAATCCGCCTGGCCACTCAGCGTCCCAGTGATGTCACCCCAGGCCACAGCCGCATCGCCACCGCTCACCCCGGCAGTGGTGTAGGTGCGCCAGTCAATGAAATCGTCGCCCTCTGCGGTGCTCAGCGACTTGGCTGCAACTGCGTTGCCATAGCCGTTGGCGGTCTGAAAAATCAGTGTGGCAACGGGGACAAACTCCTGAAACGGGAGATAATCAAGCTCTAGCGACGACAACTCATCAGGCGCAGCCAGTTGCGCCTCGTTCTTGGTGTTGTAGACCGCTTGACCCATGATGGAGATGAGCTGTCCACTGGTGACGTTAGTGCCGGGGACAGCCCAGAGGTGAGCCAAGACAAAGTTGTTATTCCCCGCTTCGGTGCGCTGCCAGGTCGTCCCCGTCCATTGGTTGTAGTAGGCGGTGGACGTGCCTTTGAGAACGGGAAACGAGCCCGTGTCATCACAGCGCCAATGACCGTCATCCCCATCGCGCCACAGCACTGGGATGGCATCCGTCTGGCCGTGGCTGAGCACGGTATGGTGGATGTCCTCGTCCCATATCTCGCCTGCGGTCGTCGAGAACTGTGCATCCGCGTCATCAGCTCCGGTGCCGTCAATGCTGGAGACAACGACGCCAATCCCCTCCTTGTACTGCGTGCCTTGCGTGGTGTGCAGGTATTCGTGGGTGGCGCCGTCCATCGTCGCGCCGTGCGTCTCACACATGAGGAACGGCACTGCGCGCTTGTTGGTCGCGTCCCAATAGACGTAGGCCACAAAGCACTTGTCCCGTATGATGGACACGTCGAAGGTGGGGAGGTCGTGGAGCTTCTGGTCGGTATCGAGGTAGAGGAAGTGGTCACCTTCCACGTCCTCGATCGTGTACGTCGCACTCTCGACCCGGAAGCGCTGACCACTGGCCCACGCCTCAAGCGGTGCGTTGGCGTCCGTCTCTGTCAGGGTCAGCGTCCGCGTGGCGTCGTCCCAGGCTAACGTGGCTCGTGTGTAGTCATCAAACCCGTTGGGCTCCCCTGGGGTGGCACCCGCTGGTCCCGGTGGGCCAGGTGGTCCCTCTGGACCCTGCTTACCCCGTCCGCCGCCTCCGGCGTCCCATGCAATCCGGGGCTTGAGCGCCGCAAGATAGTCGCGCCTGCTCTTGCCGGGGTTCTCCTCGAGCCAGATCTCGTACGCGCTCTTTCCGTCCCGACCGTCCTTGCCATCCCGACCGCCCTTGCCGTCCTTGCCCGGAGCTCCATCGAGTCCCCTCGGCCCCGGTGGACCTTGCTTGCCCTTCGGTCCTCGAGGGCCGCGCTCGCCCTTCGCGCCCTGCGCACCCTCCGGCCCCGTTGTGCCCGCAGGGCCACGCGGTCCCGCAAGCCCATCCGCACCCGCTGGCCCCTGTGGGCCAAGTGGTCCCATCTTGCCCTCGGGACCCTCGGGACCCTCAACGCCGTCGGCCCCAGGGGGTCCCTGCGGACCCACCTCCGGCTCAGGACGCCTACGCTTGAAGACAATGCGGCGCTTGCCGTCATCCATAGCGCACCTCGACGTCTTTGCCCTCCAGCAAAGCGCCGAGCGCGCCGGCCACACTAGGGCCGTCTTCTTTCTTCTCCTGCGGCGGTGACGCCTCGGCCAGCTCGAGCGCCTTTTCGTGCTCTGCATCGCGGGATGCTGCTGCGAGTATCTCCATCACCTCCGCCTTCATTTCGTTTTCGCGGCGGAGCTTCTTGATGTTCTTGGTGAACTTGGTGCCGAAAAGCTCTTTGCTGGCGAGGTCGTTCGATAGCCAGCCCTCTTGCACGCAAAGCTGATAGCCCTTGGCCTGTTTGATTAGGTCCGTGGACGGCTTGATATGCCCGGCCCACTCTGAAGCGACCCATGCGCCGAATACGTCGTATTCCTCTGGCCGGCGCCAGCTTGCGATAAGCTCCGGCGCGCTGATGCGACCCGTGAGAGCCTGCGCCACCATCCACTCTTGGTAGATGATTTTGCAGAACTCTTCGCCGAAAGCCGTCCGAACTTTGTTCAAGTACATCTTGAACTCATTGATCGCTGCCTGGCTGGCCGAGTAGTTGTTCGAGAAGGCAAGTCGCATGATTTCAGGCGGAACCTCGAAGTGCCACGCCATCGCCGAAACAATCGCGTCCTCGAACTCCGCAAACTTGTCGTCTGTCCCCGAGTTGCCAAAGCCTACGGGCTTCTCTCCCACCTGGAGCTCGTCAAAAACTACCCCAGGAACGTAACCCTCTGCATTGAATGTGCGTTCCACGCCGTCGGAATCCACCTGGGTGGTCGTGCCGCGCCGTATCGCCGCGCCGGCAAGCGGCCGGGTCCCGAGGCGCTCCTCGTCTTTCTGGATGAACATCGCCAGCATTGAGTTGATGGTGGCTTTGCGCTGCGTGCTGTCGCGGTAGCGATCAATCTCCGCAAGCGACTGAAGAACGAGCGATAGCATCGGAGTGCCCCGCGTCTCGTGCTCGCGCTTCTCCATTCCGTAAACCAACCACGCTAGGCGCCGGCCACTCTTCTCGCCCCATGCAGGCAGTCGCCTCCAAGTGCCATCGTCTTGCAAAATCCAGTACGCCACTTGCCGGCCGCGCTTGTCGAGCTCCACGCCATCGACAATGCGATGACCGGGCCTTGGCTCGACGTGAGGCGTTTGCACGGCATTGCCGTCGA